AACAAAGGTTCTATAGAGTTTTCTAATAATTCTCGGATTATTGCCGCCGCTACGTCAGGTTCATCTATTCGTGGTATGTCTGTATCGCTTCTATATCTCGACGAGTTTGCATTTGTTGAGAAAGCGGCAGAGTTCTATACATCCACCTATCCAGTTATTTCATCAGGTAAGAATACCAAGGTTATTATAACATCTACCGCAAACGGTATCGGTAATATGTACTACAAGATATGGGAAGGTGCGGTTCAAAAGGTAAATGAATTCAAACCATTTAGAGTAGATTGGTGGGATGTTCCAGATCGAGATGAAGACTGGAAGAAACAGACCATATCCAATACGTCACAATTGCAGTTTGACCAAGAGTTTGGTAATACATTCTTTGGAACAGGGGATACACTTATTGGTGCGGAAGCACTCATGTCAATGCGTATGGTAGATCCTTTACGCATACTTGAGGGTGGACATTGTTTAATATACGAAGAACCTGTAAAGGATCACGACTATGTAATGTGTGTGGATGTAAGTAAAGGAAGAGGACAGGATTACTCTACGTTTAACGTGATCGACGTTAGCACAAGACCCTTTAAACAGGTTGCTACTTATCGATGTAATACTATTTCGCCTATTCTCTTCCCCACCATTATATATAAGTATGCGACGCTTTACAACCAATCATATGTCATAATAGAGTCAAATGATCAGGGAACAATAGTCTGCAATGGGCTGTGGCACGACTTTGAGTATGAGAATATGCACACCGAGAGTACGGTCAAATCAAATAGACTTGGGGTAGAAATGACCCGAAGGACTAAAAGACTAGGTTGTTCTGGTCTGAAAGACCTTATAGAAAATCAAAAGATATCTTTACACGACGAACAGACCATACTTGAATGTTCTACATTTGAGGCTAAAGGACAATCATATGAGGCTTCAGACGGAAACCACGATGATTTGATGATGAATCTTGTTATGTTTGGATACTTTATCAATACAGATATATTCCGAGATCTCACAGATATCAACATAAAAGAGATGTTGTATAAGAATCGGATCAGTGAAATAGAAAATGATATACCACCGTTTGGATTTATGGACACAGGTGAGGATCACATCAAGACTTTGGAAGAAAGAGAGCGAAATACCCCTTGGGCAATAGAATATTCTGACAATTTCTAGTTTATTCTTAAAATAAAACATCTTATAAATACTTTCATTAAGAAGTGAACAACCGTATTATGTATTCATATCATTTAACTCAATAAGGAAAAAGAGTCATGGCATTATTTACTCCATCAGAGTCACCTGCTATCGTAGTAAAAGAGGTAGACTTAACTGGTGTTGTGCCAAATGTTCAAACAAGCACAGGTGCTATTGTTGGAGATTTTAACTGGGGGCCTGTAGAACAGGCAACTCTAGTCTCTAACGAATCCACACTGGTGTCAACATTCGGCGCACCCGACAGCGATAACACCGTGGAATTCCACAGTGCCGCTTATTTTCTACGTTACTCGAACTCATTACAAGTGGTTCGGGCAGTAACATCAGCAGCGAAGAACGCATACGATGCAAACGCTTCTGCTGTACCAACAGTTAAAAACCGTGATGACTGGGATACACAACTCTCCGCAAGAGACAGTGATGCCCACACATTCATCGCAAAATATCCAGGCGATCTAGGAAACAGTTTGCAAGTTAAGTTACTACAAGCAGACTCCGCAGACGCAACAACCAAATTTGACGCAGACGCAACATTCGTCGCAAACTTTGACGGTGCTCCAGGCACATCAACATATGCATCAGGTGTAGGCGCAACATCAGATGAGATTCACGTTATGGTCGTAGACCAAGACGGATTGATCTCAGGTACACAAGGTGAAGTTCTAGAAACCTTCCCATACTTGTCAGTTGCTAAAAACGCAAAGAGCGCAGATGGATCAACTAATTTCGTAAGAGATGTAATCAACAACGCTTCTGCCTATGTGTGGATGGCTGGAGAAGGCGACGCAAGTATGTTTAGTGTCCTCGCTGGAACAGACGCTGCATCAGGTACAGAATTTGGATTTAAAGACGGTGTTAAGTCTATATCACTCGCAGCTGGAGTGAACTCAGGAACACTGACTACAACTGAATTTGCAACTGGACATGACAAGTTCGAAGACGTAGACACTATAGAAGTGGATATGTTAATCGCACCTGGCATGAGTTCAAGATCAGATCAAACAACAGTCGTTAATGATCTGGTTGCAACTGCACAATCAACACGAAAAGACTGTGTTGTCGTTGCCTCGCCTGCAAGATCAGACATTGTAAATTCTACAACCCAGAATGCAAATGCGATTACAACTGCAAAAACATTCACTAACAGTTCTTATCTCTTCTGTGATAACAACTATCTGAAAGTGTATGATAAGTATAACGATATGTACATTCAAATTCCTGCTGCATCTTCTACCGCTGGTCTTATGGCCGCAACAGACGCAGTTGCTGCTCCTTGGTTCAGTCCTGCTGGCCCACGAAGAGGACAGTATTTGGGAATTACTGCACTAAATTATTCACCAACTAAGGCAGAAAGAGACAGTCTTTATAAATCAGGAGTAAACCCAATATCTAACATTCCTGGCCAAGGCGTACTTTTGTTTGGTGATAAAACCAAACTTGCTAGACCAAGTGCATTTGATCGAATAAATGTTCGAAGATTATTCCTCGGTATAGAAAGGGCAATCGCAATTGCCGCCCGTAACGTTATGTTCGAATTCAATGATGAGTTTACTCGTGCAGAGTTTACCAACATTGTCGAACCATTCCTTCGAGAAATCCAAGGTCGTCGCGGTATCACCGACTTCCGTGTAGTTTGTGACGATACAAACAACACAGCGGCAGTTATAGATAGAAACGAATTCATTGCAAACATCTTCATCAAACCAGCCCGTTCAATTAACTACGTTACACTAAACTTTGTAGCAGTTAGAACTGGAGTTGACTTTGAAGAAGTAGTTGGCACTGTTTGATCTGTAGCATAGGAGAATAAACAAATGGCAATTCTTGGAGTAGACGACTTCAAAGCAAAGTTAAAAGGTGGTGGAGCAAGACCAAATCTCTTCAAAGCAACCATTAACTTTCCTGCTTATGCACAAGGAGATGTAGAGGTCACATCATTCATGTGTAAAGCAGCACAACTGCCTAGTTCAGTAATGGGAATAATAGAAGTTCCATTCAGAGGTAGACAGTTAAAAATCGCTGGTGACCGAACATTCGAAACATGGTCACCAACAATCCTTAACGATACAGACTTCGTTGTCAGAGATTCAATGGAACGGTGGATGAACGGTATCAATGCACACAGTGCAAATACTGGTCTAGTCGCACCAGCGGATTACTCTGCTGACTTAGTTGTAGAACAACTGGATCGTGACGAAACAGTACTAAAACGTTACAACTTCCGTGGTTGTTTCCCAACAAACATAAGTGCGATTGATCTCGCTTATGAAACAAATGATGCTATCGAGGAATTCACAGTTGAATTCCAAGTACAGTATTGGGAATCCGCAACTACAAGTTAAGGTATACATATAAGAAAAGAGTAGGGCATTCATTTGCCCTACTTACTCTAATACAAAAGGTAAACGAATGGCAGACAATACTCTAAAACTATTTGGTTTTGAGATCAGACGGTCTAAGAAAGCAGACGCAGAAGATAAGAAACTAAAATCTATTGTACCGCCAGTAGATGAGGATGGTGCTGGTTACGTAACCGCATCTGGAACTCACTTTGCTCAATATGTAGATATCGACGGTGACAAGTCAAAAGACAATGCCGCTCTGATACAAAAGTATCGTGGTATATCGATGCACCCCGAAGTGGATGCCGCTATCGAAGATATTATGAACGAAGCAATATCTGGTTCAGAAGAAGGGTTTCCAGTAGAACTCATTCTTGACGATGTTGATACATCAAAATCAATTAAAAACAAAATTACTGAAGAATTTAAAGATCTTTTAAATATGTTGAGGTTTACCGATTTAGGTCACGACATATTTAGAAAATGGTATATCGATGGACGACTAGCATTTCATATAGTCGTGAATGATACCCAGTTGGGTAAAGGTATAATGGATATTCGCCCTATTGATTC